GATATTAAATTATTCGGGGTAAGCTCATAGGGATCATTACCACCCCCTACTGGGTTCCAACCCCACTGGATATCCCTACTACTATGGTCTCCTGATTCTCCCAAACTCCTATCTGGCCTAGGATTACGAATAGCCTGTGGGTCATCTACAGGAAACTCCCCTAATCTAAGCTGGGGTTGGTCAGGATTCCAGCATTCAGGGCACGCCTTTATCTGGGTATCTCGTCCTTTTTCTACAAGGCTCTTTAACTCCTTTAATTTATATTGAAAACCACATACATCACACATGGCAATCGCTATACGATCTGAAGCAAAACGACTAGCCATGCCTATATCCTACCTGCACGAGGGACAAACCTTATAGGGGCTTTCTCTCTATCTTCTCCTGCGGCAAGTTCAAACTGCTCTTCATATGCTGCTTTGAGCATAGGTACACGTTCTATAAACTCGGGTACTTTCATAGAGATATGATAGGCTAGACCCGCTACAAGACACGGAAAAAACCTAAAATTCATATCCGCAGTCTCTATACCACTTCCTGCATCCTGCACCCTACGCATGCGCCAATATATAAGTTCATAACTATCCACATTGTCCGGCACAGGCCAGACAGTCACAGCAGGTACTTGTTCCCAATAAACAGGTATGGCAGTACCCCCCACCGTATGCGTTGCAGCCGTGGTTCCCTGTTGTCCTCGGAAACAATTCTGTAAGACATTCCCTACGATATGTCCGTAGTTAATTATCTCACTCTGCACTTTTACAAAACCTGCTGGGGGTAGCCCAGCAACACTACTTAGGGTGATTGTGGTAGCAGTACTCGTCGCTGTAGCAGCTAAAGTAATTCCTGTCGGGTAAGTTTGCCCACTATCTCTATGTATTACGGCCTGTATAGGACGAGATTGCGTTAGTTTGTTAGGTATAGACGCATAGGTGCTAATGCTTATACGGCTGAGATTAAGATCAGATTGAGTAGTGACATTGTTAGCCCCAGTACGAATAGACTGCTCTAAGATATCAATTGTATCGTCAGGAAGCGCATACGTAGCTTGTCCTTCCACTAAACTGATAGACCCTTGCTCTATCGTCCACATATTAATGCCACGATTCTGCCACTCTATCGTCATCAGGTTCATGGAGCGTCTAGCTGTTCTTAGGTCATACCCAGAACGTAACTCCCGTCCAGCACGTTCCCACGCTTCTTCGGCAATCTCTGTGAACTCCATATTGAACGCTGTAGCACCGCTCGTAGCCATGTTTACCTCATTTTACAGGGACGTACACCCTTAGTAGCTATACCAGCACCTCGGACTTTACCGCCCTTCTTCATGCGTGGCATAGCTTTGTCCATAGACCTATCACCAGCAAACTTACGTCCACCCATAGCCCGTTCTATACCTTCACTCTCATGCATACGATCTTGCATAGATTGACTTCTAGGGCCATCTCGTTCCCCAATAGATTCTGCTAACCGATCATCATATCCTTGTTTCATAACACCACCTCTGTTGTATTTTTTTGTGCCTGTGAACTCTTTTCCCACAGACGTAGGAACTCCAACTTTCTCAGCAAACTTGGGGTTATTAGCAACGGCAGACATAAACCTATGCTGCTTCTTACTCTTGCTAGGCATAAAACACAGTAACAGCCGTGATAGCCGTAAACACAGAGATGTATATATCCGAAACTCGAACACCATCTCCGGGTATGTTAACAGAGTGCGAATCACTGGCTTTAAAATCTAAATCCAGTACGGTTGATCCACCACTAGCGTCAGTAATAGTTAGTCGTGGAGAACCTGACGTTGACAGTACCTGTATTTGCCGAATACGGGCTGGGCCTACACCAGCAGACCCTGTTGCAGTTAGCCGTTTAGCTTGTACATCTGAACTAGGCATAACTTACCCCCCTATGAAAGGTCGATAGCTTGTTGGTACAGTACTGTAGCGCGAATTTCTCCGTTGGTAGTTGCCCCAGTAGAAGTCCAAGTTAAACGTAAGTCTGTAGTGCCTATATCGGCCCAGCTTAACGCACCACCCGCTTCAGTAGTTGGATACTTACGACCTGCACCAGAAGCTACTGTAATAGAGTAGGCATTTAAAAAAGTTGCGTTACCGCCAGCTACATCGCCAATACTAAAAACGCATGTTGCTCCTGCCATAACACCGGGGACATCAATAACAATGTCGATGATTTGGGAGTTTGCGGGGATAATAACATTAGTTGTATTTGCAGCAGAAGCTCCACTGTCTAAAACAACCCCTGTTGAAAACGTTTGAGCCATTACAACTTGACCCGTGTTTTTTACATCAGTACCGACAGTGGTGCCAGTAGTATTTTTGATGGTTCCAGCCTTAATCGGGCCAGAAAAAGTAGTAGTACCCATTTCTATCTCCTGTCGTGGGTTAGTCTGCCACACATGTGACAGTCAGGAATTACTTTATACTACAGAAAAAAGAAAGGGGCAATAGATGCCCCCTTCGATGTTCCGCATTGTGCGTATTACTACGCTCCGGGTGAACCATAAATCCCAAGGGGATCAGATACACCGAAGCTATAACGCTCCCGAGCCTTGTAACGGCTATTGCCCGTATCAAAATCAGCATCCATAGACGTTGACATTGGGGTACGAACAAAGTGTTTCAGTCCATTAGGAACGTCAGTTGTTAAGAACCATGCATCTGTATCAGTCAGATAATGGTTAACTGCGTACCCTTCAGGCACTGAACCGTTGTTACGAAGCGCGTTGATGTCGTTATCCGCTGTACCAACACGACCTTCAGATTCTAACAAACGAGTTGCTACAAACTGGAGATTCGGTGGGATAATTAACTTACGCGGTTTAGCCGCTATCAGCAGACTTCGCTCATCTGTCCAGCCAGCAATCTGTATAACAGCCGCTTCCAAAGAAGTTTCGTTAAGATCAGCCGCTACAGTCGGACGATTAGAGTTAGTTCCACCTGACACAAGTGGGTGTGCAGTTGAACAAAGTACAACACCGTCACCATAAGTGGTTCCAGCGAAAGCACTGTTCAGGATTGCAGCCCCCTTAACTTGCTTGGTGTAAGCCATGGCACGAGCTAATGCCTTCGTATAACGAGCAGACAATGAGTCATACAAGTTATCTTCAATAGCTTCCTCAGTAATAGAGAAACCCATTGCGACAGTCTCGTGTGTATAACGAGCACTCCATGCTTCCTGTGCATTGTCATATTCGATGGCAGAGCCTTCGTTTTTAACAGGTGCAGCAGAAAAGCCAGATAGCTTCGTTTCTTCCTCAAAAGAACGATCTGAAGATTCACTCTCGAAAATCTCCTTCGTTTCTTCACCGTACTTTGCATATTCTAGCCCAAACAAAGCATTAAGACCGGGGAGGAGTTCCTTCAGTAATTGGGCGCGTGAAATTGCCATTTTATACTACTCCTTATACGCCAGTTGCGTTTTGATACTGGTGCATTCCCCAATTCCACTTCACAATAACCTCAGAATAATTGCCCGAAGTCGGCGCAGTTTCTGGTACAACATCAATGATGCGTACTGGTTGTGTAGCAGTGGTGGCAGTTGTAGAACTAATCGAGACTTTAGAGTCCCCAGTAGTAGTACTTCCTGCTGTTTGGATAAGCACAGAGTTATTACCTACAGCGGTACGAGCAACGGTAGCCATAGTAGCAGAGCCAGCAGCGGTAACTGCGACCTTGAACAAGGTATCCGGGTCATCGACCACGTAAGCAACGATATCACTAGCAACAGTGCCAGTGGGGTAATATTGGCTGTACAATGTGTAACCAAGCGCAGGGCTTGTATACGAACAACCAACAAAAACGCCAACAGGGGTAGCAGTTGCAGTGCCAGTGTCTTTCTCAATAGTCCCCGCGCTAACAAGTTTTACAACATCACCATTAAATAGGTTCGCTGCATAACCAGAAGCAATAGGGAACTGTCGAGTTGCACCGGCAAACACCTGACCACCAATCAAATTGACGGGTTTCAGCCCATACGGGGCTGATACAGTAGGGTAAGCCATAAGAGACTCCTCAAATTAAAGTTATGTTCCTTTACCAAAAGTAACCTTCGTCTTCCGTTCATTAAATAACGGCATACGAGGGTCGTTTTCTCTCATGAGGTTGTTATCTACCGAGTGAATCTGTGCAGTACTTTGTTGCTCATAATAAGCATTTCTTTCCTGTGGTAGCTCAGAAGGAGCCTTACAAAGCATTAACCCACCAATTACTACGTTGTCTTTGAACTTTTCGTTCTCTATGGCAACCATCGTAATTTCTGGATGATCTTCTGCTTTCACTGGTTCCCAACCTTCACGGAGCTTTGACGAAACATTAGTGGCATCTACACGACCTTGCGTACTCACACGAACCCACTTGAATGCGTACCCGTCTTCAGGAGCAGGTGAAGGCAATACTTCTGGCCTTTGCCACCCGCGTTTACGAGTACTTTTTTCCCGTGTTGTATGTTCACGATTTATCTTATTCTCAGCCATTATTGTTTCCTCATGTCTATAGCAACCTGTCTGGCGTATTGTTCTGGTGTGACTCCTAGACGTTTAGCTACATTTACCTGTGTTTGCGTTAACCTAATTTTCCTAGGTGATGTGCTCCGCGTAGCGGGGGCAACCACATTAGCTCGTCGTCTTGGTTCTTCACCTGTACTCCCAAATTGCTCTGGGAACACTTGTCGCATACGAGAATTTATTTTCTCGTAGTAGTCATCACTTTGGGGGTTTACCCCCTCTTTAACAAGTTTTGTATGCAACCCCAGTGCAAGACTTGTCATCTCGTCGTCTTGACCGAACCATGTATTGGACGCTGCCCATTCATTAGCTCGCTCATCGACTGGAACTGGAGCGGATTGTTCTTCTGTTACTACTTTTACAGGAGTTTCTTCCCCTTGTAAAGTAGGTACTCGTAGATTAGCTATCCTATCGGCTTTAATCCTAGCATTAGTCATCTTATCCTGTGCTTCTGCTAGCTTATCTGCGTCACCTGCCTCATATGCTTGTTTGAAAGCCCGTTTAGCTAATATAGCCTCACCCGCTGCAGTTTTCTTAGCCTGTTCTATAAGAGCCGCCCTATTCTTATCTACAGTATCTTTGAGTTCCTTATTCTCATCTACTATCTGTTGAGTAAAGTTCTCTAGTTCCTGACGTTCTCGAAGAGCTGCTTCTTTTGCCCTCCTTTCATCGTGGTAACTTTTACTAAAATGAGATAGTCGCTTCTTTACTTTCTTAGAATACCCTTCTAATTCAGTGTTCGTTATAGGGTCAGGAGCAGGGCCGGGCCTCCTACCTCTATCCTCTTCAGGGGTATCGTCTAGGATTTCTATTTCTACTTCATCGTCACCGTCATCCTCATCTTCGGCTACAGGTTCCGTAGAAGTAGATTCCTCCCCTATAGGAATTTCAGTAGCACTGGAACTCTCTATTTCTATTTCTGTGGATTCTTCTTCCTCATGTGCATCAGGAAACTCAAACTCTACTTTTTGAAATGGCATTTTTGCTCCTTATGCGCGTGTTATTCCACGCGGGTCTGCTACTACAGCTTCTATGGAATCGTCGTTCATTAAACGATACTCTACCCCACCAATCTTAAATCTAGTCCCTGTATTCATACGGAACATAACGTAGTCTCCGGGTTTACACCAAGGCCCACTAGGGAATCTACCCTCGTCGGAATAGGCTTCTGCACCCATATCCAAAACCAAACCAATGATAGACATAATATGATCATGGCTCATTGTTGTTGTAGATTTTAATAGTCCAGAATCACCATACGTCTCCTCTGCTTGCGGTAGAGCAACAAGTACTCTATAGCCTACAGGGGTCGGTAATTGAGCTTCTAACTCTTCTTCCGGTGCTACAATTGTTTCAGGTATTGCATTTGCTTCACTCATCATCATCATCCATATAACTGCGCGAGAGGTCTTCTACATAATTATTACAGGCTTCGAGACCCCGAATTAAGCCTGTAATTTCCCTGTACTGGGCGAAATCTTTCGCTCCCCCAGACCCAAGAAAATGTAGTGCGGAGGATTTATCTTCCTCGATTTTCTGTTTAAGCACGTCAAAGACGGTTTTAGCCATTATTCTTCCTTAGATTCCTTCATAGACTCTTCCATTAACCTAGCTATTTCTAGGTCTAACTTACTTTCAGCAGAAGTTTTATCTAAAGCCAGTTTTACTCCGTCTTTCTGGGCTTCCAACTCTAACTCCTGCGTCTCAAGATCAAGATGTTTAGTACTAATAGCAGCATCAACAGCGTCTTTCTGGGCTTTACGTTCCTGCTCAACCTGCCTTATCTTAGTATCTGCAGCATCTTTCTGGGCTTTACGCTGTACTTCCTGTTCCTTGATAGCTACTTCCTTCTGCTGTAACTGGAATAAGGGGTCTTCTGCTTGTTTTTGCGCTTGTTGCTGCGCTTGTTGCTGTTGATGCCCTTGGGTTAACTGCGCACCCGCTTTAGCCATCAACTGAGCCAATGTAACTTCAATTTCCTCTGGAAGCTCCTTATTCGGAGGCGGTAACGGTGCCCCCAACTTCTCTTCTATCTGTTTGCGGTAATTAAACCCTAAGTGCTCTGCTAGGTGAGCTTGTAACGCTGCCATAATAGCCTGTCCCTGCGGGTTCTGCCCTATCATCTGAGTAACCATCGGGTCTTGCATAAATGACTGATGCGTTGCTATGTGTGCATCCTGATCCTGATATATGAAGGCTTTTATAGGCTTACCAACCAAGGCATCCATATTCTCACTTACTGGATCAGTGGGC